TGGAGGAACAAGTTATTGTGGTAGCTGGACTGCTTCATGGTTATGATTTTCTGGTAGTCTCGGAAGCATGTCCAAGAAGAAGGGGTACCATCAGGGCTGAAGAACCATTTAGAGCAGAAGGATATATCGTGATATTCGGTGATAGTCATGCTTTTTACTACCTAACCTAAACCTACACTGCTACAGGAATTCTCACGAACAGTGAGGGCCTAGACTATGCTAAAGAGTGCAGCTTGGTACTGGGGATCGATCCATATTACAACATCATCTCCGGCAGCGGCGACGTATGAGTAGTTGTTCTCCCAGGGTTTAGATATTCCAGCTTTAGTGAGATAGTAGTACGAGTAGCAAATTGAGCGCAACGTGTTTCCTAGAGTAGTTCGAATATTCAAACCGCTGAATGTGGTGCCATTGAGAGTAAATGCTAGGAAATCACGATGAGGTACTGGGTAATAAGATCCGTACTACATGCGGAACAATCGAGTTTCTTCGGCTGTGAATTCGGGGCCATTGACCGTTGGCAGGTGGACGAACACGACATTACATTTGTTCTTGAGAGCAGCATTAATGTTGCACAGCAGCCTATCAGGGGAAGCACGAGTGGCGTTGTTACGTACTTAGATCTCAACGTCTGGCATTACACACCTCCAGAACGAGTCTTCGACAATGTTCTGGAGAGAAGCGAATTGCGTAGAGTCGAAAGCTGATCCGTCAATGGATATCGCTTTCCAATGCGGCCTGACGTGCTTACGGAAATTGTCCATCATGTCGTCTTTTGAAAGAGCCTGAATGAATGAAGGAAGGACCTGTTTGATATTAGTCCATAAACTGGACTATATGGCAGCCAAAACTCCAGATGAGTGCTTGCAAGGGACCATTATACATCTAGGTCGGGAGTCTTGTGCAGTGAGGTGGCCATCATCATCTAAATCCAAGCGGGTGGTTTGTTAGACTTCGCCAGATTTTACCATCAGTTCGAACGATCCAATCATGCTGTCTTTTCCATTAAATCTCTGCTCAATTATATTGGACTGATACTTCTCTTGTTTACTACGAGTGAAGTTTGACTTATCAGTATAATCGAGCCATCTATAGTTATGAATGGCGGTTCTGTCCGTTGATTCCCACTAACTAGAAAAGTAATCGAAGAATTCGGCAGTGGAGACAGCAAATTCAGAGAGACATTGGGGGTCTGGGGAAGTCTACGCACCAAGCTAGCGGGATAAGGCTGAGGCAATGTTATGCAAGAACTTGTTGCCCCATTCGAACTCGATCATGGCGTTACCCTTTTTCAAAATATCAAAGCCAGTTTGAACAGCGACGACTGATCCGTATCCATCGGGGGGTAGAAGAGAATTTCCACGAATAATGGTTGCTCGGTGGTGCTTTGACAACAAGTTCTCGAGTGCTGCAAGGCTGCTGGAGATTTTGTTGTATGCATAAGGATCGTTGTCATCCAAGATGAGAGGATTGATGACAGGCATTTGGGTGAGCGGCTTGGAGTGGTAGTAGTTGTTTTTAACAAACTATGGCTACTTGCGGAGATCGGGCATTTTAGGGGGCTTGGAAGTGTCGGACTTGATTGCTGCTACAAAGGATGAGTAGATCTAGGGCGTCAAGTCTTCAATTTCGACATTGGCATTCTTGCAGATCTAAAGCACGTCAGATTCTCGGAGACCGTGATAATGTAGCTCGCGAACAGTGGGTGATGCGTGGTCGATGTTGTACAACTTAAAAAGTTCAATCTGGTTGTCGACCTGAACGCGAGATCTGACCTCGTTCAACTCCCGTAGGTTATCCATAGCAATTTTGCGTTTGTTGTTTTCTTAGTCGGGGACGTTCAACAGAGTGATAACCGTCAACAAAGCAAGTATGGATGGAAGCTGGTGGGAGAATAACGCTACGCCAAGCAGTGTTGCCATCCAACAGTTCTCGAGCTATGTTGATTTCGGGTTGTTGTAGGAGGCGTGTAACTGAGAAGCCTGAAGAGCAATGCAGAAGGGAGCAACGGACGATATTGCGGCGGAGAATCCCATAGACACGAACAAGGCAAAGAAAGAGTCACGTTGAGTGTCGAAGCAACT